ATCCCGACGGGCGTAGGCCCCGCCGAAGGTGAGCAGGATGGTGCCGATGCCGGCCGTGAGGGTACCGGCGGTGGGGACGATGCTCGCCGTCCCGAATTTGGCGTCCAGGGCGGTGACCATCGAGGCGAGCAGGGTGGCGTTGACGGCGTTCCAGGGGATGGCGGCGGTGGCCACGCCCTCGAAGGTGAGGGTGAAGCTGCCGCCGGTCGGGGTGCCGCCGATGGTGAGGGTCTGGACTTCGTTGGTGCCGGCCCCCGGTGCCCCCGCGTTCTGCAGGGGCGTGCCGAGGCCGAGGCCGTTGGCGTCTGCCATGTGGATACTCCTATCGGCTTAAGTAAGCGCGGTGACTTTTGCGAAGGCGCTCGGCCTGTACACACATAAAGTCAGGCGAGACTCGGCCTGTATCATGATTTTGTTTTCCGTGAAGAAGGTCGAGTGTTCCGTCGACACGGTGACGCCGACGTCCTCGCGACGCATGACCTGCGCCCAGGGGCGGGAGAGGATGAGCGCGGTGCCGGCGGCGAGGGCGGTGGTCTGCCGGAGGGGCAGGCCCCAGACGGTCTCCGGCCCGTTGCCGCTCGGGTGGCCCCAGATGTAGATGCCGTCGGCGGTGCGGAGGGTGGCGATGGCGGTCCAGTTGGCCGGGTTCATGACGATGGCGGTGGGCTCGGCGAAGCCGGAGCCGGCGCTGCCGCGCACCAGCTGCATTCCCCGATAGATGGCGGTCAGATTGTCCTCGGCGCCGCCCTTGGCGGTGCTCTGGATGGTGCGGTTGAGCAGGCCGTTGAGGTTGGTGCCGGTGTTGTCGCCGTTGAGGATCTGGTTCTCCTCCTGGCGACGCACGCCGAAGGCCATCCGGCCCTGCAACTGGCTCATCAGCCAGCCCACATCGTCCACGGACTCCTTGGTGGCGGGGATGTTGGTGGCGATTTTGCGGACCGTCTCCGTGCGGAGGGTGAACTGGTCGGTGGATTCCGGCTTGGCCACGCCCTCGGCGACGGTGGCGGCGGCGTTGGTGAAGGTGGTCTCTTCGTAGTACTCGATGGAGTTCGCGACGGTATTCCCCGAGTCGAGCAGGTCGGCGATGGTGCGGGACTCCAGGGCCATCTCGACCGGGTCGCGGCGATCGGCCTGGGCGCTCACATTGGCGAGGGTGACCAGGGTCTTGAAGTCGGGATAGGGCAGGTCGATGCTGAAGGAGGTACCTTCGCGGCCGGTGCGGAAGGCCCGATAGGGCTTGCTGTCCTCGAGGACGGCCTTGAGGGTGCGGCGGGGCTGGTAGCCGCCGCCGTTGCCGTTGCCGCCGGCGTGGACGGGCGGGCCGACCGGGTCGACCAACCGGCCCATCTCCCGCGCGTTCTCCGTGCGGACCATGTCCATCAGGGTGAGCCGGTCGAACTCCGCGCCGAGCGCGTCCAACTCGGCCCTGCGCCGCTGAATCTCGGCCACCTTCGCGGCGTTGTCGCCGCCGAGGCGGGTGATGCGGGACATGTCCAACTCGGGACCGGCCTCCTCGAAGATGGCGGCCATCTCCGCGCGTTTGAAGGTCAATTCTTCGCGAACTTCGACCAAACTACCGGGCATGGGTGTTCTCCTTCCCTTGGGGGGCGATATGGGCGGTACGACGCGCGAAGGCGTCGAAGTCGGCGCGGAGGGCGATGAGGTCGTCGGGCGGGACGGCCCGACGGCGGGCGATGGCCAGCTCGGGCGCGGCGCGGGCCAGGACGTGGTGGAGCGACTCGAGGACCTTGAGGGCCTCGGCCAGGGCGGCGGTGTCGGCGGCCTTGAGGCGGTCGGCATAACGAGAGAGGGCGCCGGCTATATCGGCGCCCTCTTCGGGTAGCGTCCGTCCTGCCCCCGGATGGGGGTGGGTGGCTTTCCATGTTCGCCCTTTAGGGTCGGGGGGCGGGTCGGGGTCCTGCCCGGGACCGAGCTCGCCCATCGCCTCGGTCAGGATTTCCAGGAGGCGACGTTGCTGGGTGAGGGTGAGGCGGGCGCGGTGCTTCGTCTCCCTAAAGGCCGGGATACCCGAGGTGAGGGCGAGGTCGGGGTGGCCGGCCTCCAGCCACGCGACGGGCTCGGTCTCATCGTCCAGGACCTTCATCACCGTCACGCCCAGGGTGCGGGGTTCGGCCGGAACCGGCGTGCAGCTCAGCTCCGCCACCGGCCAGGACTTGAGGCGACCGCTGGCCTCGCGCTCGACCAGGTGGGACACGGCCCCGGTGGACCAGCCGAGCGCACCCGCCTTGGCGAGCTCGAGCACCCCGCTGGCATAGTCGGCGTTGCGGCGGATTTCCGCCTCGACCCACCAGCCGAGGTCGTCCATGCGGGCGCGGGCCACCTTGCCCAGGATGGTGCGGGCCGGCTCGCGCAGGCCGTGCTCGTAGAGGATGGGCACCCCGACGAGGCGGTCGGCCCAGACGTCGGTGCCGGCGTCGAAGTGGTCGCCGACGAGGTCCTTGCCCCCGAAGACGATGCCATAGCCGCCGAGCGTGAAGGACTCGGGCGTCTCGTCGAGGACCTTGATGGCGGTGTCGGGCATCAGTCACCCCCTTCCATTTCCAGGCGGCACCTACAATTTCCGGCGCATCGTTGGGTACCTGGCGCCACCCCGAGGGCGGCGAACTCGTCTTTGGTCCAGCTCCGGCCGATGAGGGCCAGGCAATCGGGGCAGCTGCTCCCGCCGTCCGGCCCGAGCCAATGGACGCGGGCCTCGGCGGGCATGCCGGCCATCTTGCCGGCCGCCCCGGCCTCGAGCGGAGCGGCGCTGTAGAGCCCCGCACGGGCGGCTATCTGGGCGGGCGTCAAACTATCCGCTTGGGCCACAAACTCGCCCAGAAACGCACCGTGGCGCACCAGGACGGCGTTGAGCTGGGCGGCCTCGGCGGGGGTGGGTTGCCGCCCTAGCTCGAAGCGGAAGGCGGCGGCCGAGGCGGAGCGTATCTCCGCTCCCATCATCCGCCGGAAGGTGATGCGGGAGAGGTCGCCGGCGGCGAAGCGGGCGCCCAGGTCGGCGAGGATTTGGCGACTGAAGTCGATGTTCTTGGAGAGGAAGGCCGCTCGGGCCTTAATCTCCGCGGTGGCCGTTGCCGTTACCGTTCCCCTCGACCAGGGCCAGCCGTTGCTCGAATAGCCGCTCTATCTCTTCAGGAGATAGAGCGGCTTCCCGCACGGCTCGGGTGGCCACGGCGGGCAGTTCGAGCGGGGACGGGGACGGGCCCAGCTCCGGCATGGGGGCGGGCACCGGCTCGGGGGTCACGCCGTACTCTTCCTTGGGCACGATGGTCGACTTGGAGGAGACGACAAAGACTTCATGCATCGGCAAGACTTCATAGCCCAGGTCCTTCCGGCCTTCCGCCACGGTGAGGATGGACGCCTGCACCAGCTTGCTGATTCTGTCAGCTTTCTGATTTTCATCCTCGCTCAAGGCCCGGACTTGCTCGATGGCGAACTCGACCTCGGCGCCGTCGGGGCCGAAGTCGGGCAGGAGCTGGGCGGTGAGGTCGGCGCCGGCGTTGCGCCAGCGGGGGACGAGGCCGTCGTAGTAGGCGGCGGCCCGGGCCTCCTCGAAGTTGGCGAAGGTGGAGCGGTCCAGTCCCGCGCCCAGGCCGGCGACGATGGCGGGCACGCCGAGGAGGGCGGTGACGCGCTCCTCGGGCTTGCGGGAGAGCTGGCGGAGGTCCATCTGGGCGGGGGACCAGGCGAGGACGGCGACCTTGGTCGCGCCTTCCATGACCATCACACTGCCCCGTTGCTGACCGCCGAACTTGGCCTCGTAGGCTTCCTTGACCCGCTCGGCGTCGCCCGGGTTGAGGGTGACGGAGGGGTCGGGGGAGAGGATGACCCCGGGCACGCCCATGTTGCGGAGGAGGCTGCCGGTCCATTTGGTCGTCTCGTCGTCGGCGAAGATGTCGCCGAGGGCGGTGGCCAGGGGGCTGACGCCCAGGCGGCTGACCGGGTCGAGCCCTTCGCGGAAGTGGACGACGTCGGAAGGGTCGAGGAGGGTGGAGTTGCCGTCGACGCTGTACTCGTAGGAGCCGATGAACTGGGAGCCGTCGGAGGGCCAGCGGGGACGGAGGGTCCAGGAGGGGGCGTACCAGAGCTCGGAGGGGCGGCCGGCGCGGGAGCGGCGCTTCAGCCAGAACGCATTGCCGGTGATGCAGAGGTCGGCGACGGTGGCGGCCCACAGGGTGGTGCCGGCATAGAAGGGGTTGGGGCGGCGGAGGAGGGCGGTGAGCGGGTGGCCCTCGATTTCCTCGCCCCCGACGTCCATGACCCGGAGCGGGGCCTCGGGGAAGTTGCGGGCCAGCCAGAGGACGCACGCCCCCACGGCGGAGTTGCCGGCCGGGTCGGCGGTCTGGCGGGTGCTGTCGGCCGTG